CACCACCACCGCCACCGCCTGTAGTTCCTGCACCTGTTCCCAATCCACCAGCGTAACCATGATAAGCAGTTGCACCTGTTCCAGTTTGAGTTGATGAACCACCAGCACCATCTGCACCACCACCGCCTGAACCACCAGAAAAACCAGTTGATCCATATCCACCTTTACCGCCACCAACAGCTGAAGTTAATGAACCAAAAGTTGAATTGTTTCCATTGGTATCACCACCGCCACCACCGCCGACAGTTATGCTGTATGAACCAACAACCAGTGATTGTCCAGCAAAATAAATAATACCGCCGGAACCACCACCGCCACCACCGCCGCTATATGAACCACCGCCACCACCGCCGGCGATTGCAAGTACATCAATACTTACTGGTGGAACATAAGGTGAATAAAAACTAGTATTGATATTGCCAATCATTAAGCGATTCCACCTGTTACATACCAAGTATCTGTTGCTGTTTTAATTAAAGCTGCTGTTTTATATTGTCCAAGAGTTGGTGAAGCAGCAGTCGCTCCATATGATAAAACAGTAGTTGTTCCTGGGGTCGTTGCACTAATTGTGCAAGTTCCTGCACCTTTATTTAATACAGTAATAACAGTACCAACTGGAAATGCTACTGAAGCATTTGTTGGAATCTTAAAAGCAATAGCAGTTGCCTTATTCATTGGAACTAAAGTTTGATAAGAATCTGTTAACACAGCTGTGTAATCTGCTGTTTGATCTGATCCAACAGTGAAGGTAACCAACCCGTTGAACATTGCAGCCGTCATTACATCGCTGGTTGCTGCTGGAAATCCTGATGCCATTTGTTACTCCTTAGTAGCTTAGTGTATTAGTTCCCAAGACACCATACAAACTGGATCCTATTATAAATCCATCGATTATTGGCTCAAGGGTTGTAAATGTCGTTTTCCATGAATTTGTGGTTATTTTGTGCATAACCCCAAAAACTTGAAGATTCTTGGTAATGGTTGACGTGCCTACCACATTGGGTTGGGTAGTTGTAATCGTGACTGGGCTGAAATAGTCCAATCCCAAAGCTGCTTTGATTGAGTCATCGTTTGGATAATACACATCAAGGGTAATGGCATCACATCTAATAGTTGTTTCAGCACGGCTGGCCACATAAGCGAGGGCATAATTAGCCGCTTCGGTTGTAGTCTGCATCAATAAATCTGTTTGAGCATAAGAATGAGCGAAGTATTTGTTTACAGATGCAGTACTAACAGCTGTTTGAGTAGTCAGTCCCGTGGCCGTAATACTGGCCTGATTGACAATCTGTTGATCGTCTAATAGCCATTGGGCATTAAAATAAGGGATTTGTGTGCCATTGTCATTGAAATATGTTGGTGTGGTCGCTGGTGAAGCGGTGCAGTAATTACGATTTTTGAATGTAACAATTCCAGAGGCATCGATATAAAAGGCGCCATACTCAGTTATTTGAACTGTCTGAGCAGCTGCTAAAGCAGATCGAGTCGTACCTGGGTCATTCTGAACTGTTGTATTACCAGATTGAATAGATCTCATTGAATTAGGCCAGCCAATAGTATTTAAGATTTGGTTAATTCGAGTACCTGAATCGTTTCCGGCAGATGCACCAGTGATGGTTGTAACCAAAGCATTTTGAAGCAATCTCATACCATCAACAGCTGTAATAGTCGTGTAAACGACATCGCCTACATATTTAGGGGTTGTAGTTGTATATCCTGTAATAAAGCCAGCAAAAATGGCGTAAGACTTACCTTGATAAGTTGCTGAAATTTGAACCTTACGCATTGGAGTTAAATACCCATAATAAGGTGATGATGTATTTTGAGGGTTAAAATCACCATTTTGATCAACAATACGCATCGTTAAAGTACCGGTCTGAAATTGATCGGCTATTGCATTGCGGCCACGCTGCGTTTGAATTGAATCTACCTGATCAGACACATCCACAACCAAAGATGTTGAATCAGCAAGAATGTTTGTGCCGAAAATACCCGTACCAATAATAAATGCTTGACCAAAGGATGCTCCAGTGGAGAAGTTAATTACAGCTTGTACGGATGGGATAGCCATTAGAATCCTTGGCCGGCTGGAACTGTGCTATAACCATTTCTGTTAATAATCAAGATTGCATCCTGAACGGCTTTAGTGATGCTATTAGGATCAATGGTGTTATTGGCATCAATATTGAATGTATAACTAGCACCTGTTGCTTGAGCAGATCCGGCAAAACCTGATCTGATCGCACCTGTCATTGGATCAATTTCTGGGTGTGCTTTGAAATAAGCATCTGCTTCAGCTTGTAGTCTTGATGATGAGGCCGCTAAACCAGCCGCTGCTCCTGGCTCAATACCCATTGCAATGTTTTGTTGTTTAAGTTTTTCAAACATAGCATCATATGGATTTTGAGTTGTTGTGGTAGGGGTAACTGTTGGTGCACCCGGAATTGCCTTTTGTAATAAAGCCATTTGTGCAATTAGGTCTTGAATGTATTTTGGCCAATCAGCAAATGGGTTTAAGGCTTTAGGCAAATTGGCAATAGTGGTTGCAAGTTCAGTCGTTTTTAACTGAGATACTAATAATTGTTGGCTTAGAGAATAAGCAGCATCACCATTCTTAGTGAGTAACGCCAATTCAAGTTCTAACCTTAATTTTTCATTATCAGTTATTTTATTCTGCAATGCTGCATAAATTTCGGCTTGTTGAACATCTAAAACAGAACCGGCTTTAGAAAGTAAAAGTTGGGCTTTGGCAGCGGCAGTGGATGCTTTAGCGGCGACTGTTTGTGCAGCGGCAGTTTTAGCCTGGAGTTTAGCAAGTGCCTCAGCTCGTTGATCAGCCGCTTTAGCAGCCCCGCCCCGATCAGATCCAGCATCTGGAACTCCGGGTGCCTTTTTAGGTAAAAATAAAGTTGGATGGCTTAACCCTTCAAATGTATATGAAAGGAAACCTGATAGTCCGCCAATTACTACACCGAGTGCATTTCCTAAAGACACTAAAGATGCAGTTAATTTATCAATGTTAGTTGTATCTAATCCTTTTAGTATACCCTCGCCAACAGATTCCTTGAACTGATCCCAAGCAACAGTCAATTTTTGTATATCGCCTGTATAGCCTTGAGCCGCATAAGCTGCTTGTCCAGCAAATAAAGAATTTAATTCTTTTTGTAAATCGGCAAATTTTGCACCTGATAATTGTGCTTTTGATAAACCTATCCCAAGTTTTTGAAGAGCTGTATTATTTCCAACATAAGCCTTGCTTAGGGCGGCAACTACGGATTGTAAATCTTTTCCAGTACCAGCGGATACATCAAGAGCAGTCTGTAAAATACCTTGGGCTTGCGCTGTGTCCCGAGTTGATAATAATAAACTGTTATAAGCGGGTACTAATTCATCGTCAACAATTCCATACTGCAAAGACAGTTTTTTAAGGTACATGTCAATGGCTGGTGATTTATAAGCCTGACCTATGTTAGTTAAGGTTTGACCAAGCGACTTGGCTGCCTTTTCGGATTGTATAAATTCATTAACAGCACTCTTGCCGAATGCCGCTATCTTTTGAGCTGCAAAAACTCCAGCGAATACTTTGCCGGCCTTTAATGCCGTTTTTTCAAAATCACTTAATTTTTTTTCAGCCTTGGCTAAAGCTTTACCATCGAACTCTGTACCAACACTAACAATAATGTTTTCTTTTTGTGCCATTATGGTTTCGCTCTCTTATTAAATTCAATGGTTGCTTTTTCAATAGCCTTTAAGGTTTTAGGTATAACAATGCTATTGTCTTTAGCCCATGCTCGATAAATTAAACGACCCTTTTGTTTATCAGATCCGACCAGTACGCCATCTAAATTGGCTATAAATTGTTGACCGGCTTGAGGGTTAGAAGAATGGCTGAATCGTTTATTGCCAGATTTTTTCTTTCCCGCCCAAGGCTGACCGGCTGGATTTTTACGGCCAGCGGTTTCAAATATGGCTCCAGCAGCTGTTTTATTGACCACTGAGTAATAACCTCTGAAGCCTTTTTTATTGATAGCGGTTTTACCCATTTTATAAACAATACCTTTTTTGACGGATGTAGCATTAAATTGTCTACCCGCCCATGTGCCTTTTTGATGTTCCCAACCATACATAGTTGAAAATGGCACGAAGGCACGGCCATGATCTCGAACAGTAAGCATGGCTTCTTTAATCTCTTTATTCATTTCATTATAAAGATCAGGAGTATATTTTTTCATCGCTCGTTTAGTGGCGTCTATGCCTTGCAGTCTTACTGGCACGCTTAAACTCCTCTGATCTATCTTTTAGATATTGGAGAATTGCCTTATAGGTTTCTTGATCCAAATCTATTAAATACTGAGGGGCGATTCCCGTTTCGACTGCCAAAGCGGCAATCGTATAGGTCATCGAACCCCTATCTAAAAATTTGTGTCGTCATCCAATACTTCGACCTTTGTAAGTGTTTCAACGAACTCAAGGCCAAATGTTGGAACTGTTACACCAGACTTCCGTAAGCACTCCCAAGCGAGCCAGTAAATGTCTGACTGGCGTTCCTGCTCACGGAAAGTCTTGTGAATTCCTGCTTTGAAATGTAATTCGAAGGCCATCTCGATCGCTGGTGTTATCGGATGATCCGACACCTCGCCAGTAGCCCTTGTGATACGAAGTTTAGCCATTTGAATTTATCTCCTTAGAATGAACCTGAAGTTGTTTGAACAACTGTTGAGTTACATGTGAAAGTCATGCTGGAGTTTGAAATGTCTCCAACTGCGCCGTTCAATGGTGTCAAGTTGTTGATCAATAGGCTAACAGTATAAAGAGGGTTTGTCGCTGAAACAGCAGTTCCTTTTACTGGTAGCAATACAGCTGTAACGGTAGTTCCATAAGCTGATTGAAGAGTTGCTTGCACGCTTGCTGCTGCAAAGTCGTTTAAGAAGTTCAAGGTTAAAGTTGATGCTTCTAGACCCTTTACGAACTTGTGAGATGAATCACCAAGAGCGGTTACTTCCAACTCATCAAAGTTTTGTGTAAGGGTAACAGATGTAATGTGGTCAGATAGATCAACAGAGTTAATCTTTACGCCAACATTGTTTTGTAGAAATATGGCCATTGTTATTCCTTGTCTTTGGTTGTGTCTTGTACTGCTGGCTTTGGATCTTTAATCTGACCTGTCTTGATTAAAAACGCCAAATTCTCTGCTGTGGTGTCTTGTGCCATGGATTAGCTCCAACTCGTTAGTATGTCGAAATTTAGATCTATGTTTAATAGATCTCCAGAAGGTAATGATAATACCTGTGGTGCATTAAAGGCTGGAGCGTTAAACACCAGACCAGATTGTGCAAGTTTTTGATACACAGCAATCATAAACTCTTCGATAGTTTGTAGATTGCCTTGATTATCAAACATAGGTACAAATATAGAAATCTTAAAATGTGCAGTGGGGCTAATAGTCAAATTTGAATTATCGTTAGTTGTTAGATAAGGATCAGCTGTACCAACCACGATTGAATTGGCCAAAGGCGTTGCTGGTGGATAAGAAAAAACTGACCACACGCCATCATTGGCAAGAGCCGTGGCGATTGTGGATCTAAGTGTAGTGATCGCCGCCGTCATTAGCCGACCATTGATCTTGGGCCAACATACGGAGCGATTAAGCCCTGTACTCGGCTCATTAGACTACGACCCATCTTGTATGGACTAGGTTGGAAATCAACGGCAGTTCCACCGGTTGCTGGAGTCTGCCGAGCTTGCCAGATGTCCACCGCTAACATCATGGCC